GCCCCAACCGGGTTCTCTCCATAAGCGACATGATCCAAAGCGTCCCTGCCGAGTCCCTCAGCGAACGAGCGAGGAACAAACACAATTTTACGAGCAGCCATATCTTCAGTACCTGTCTGATGGAAATGAGCATAATTAAGACTAGTGCCAAACTCTGCCTGCTTGAGGCCAATATCACGGACAGCGCCACGAGCATTTGAAACTGTCAACGAATTCCTCAAAGCACCTGTACGGACCAAAGTACCGCCCGCACCATAATCCTCAAGCTTCCAATCAGAATACGCAGGCTTCCAACCTCCAACCAAACCGCCCTGGCTGGCGAAGTTCTGAGCGTGAGCCTTTTCTAAATCTTTCATAGCGGCTTTAAAGACGCCTCGGAAGTCTCTGCTGCGAAGACGAACTCCACGGATATATCTATAAAACGGACGCAGGTCAACATCCGACCTGACACGAGTACGGCGGCGCGCCATGATCAGCCCGTCAATCCAAAGCCAACCTTCACACGACGATAACGCTTCACAGCACGAAGCTCAGTATCCAAAAAACCCGTGTCAAGAGGACCCACATTACGAGTATCAAGATCCTTAATGCCCAACACGTCATCATGCATGTTCTGCATCTCACGAGAAGCAGCACGCAAAATAATGTTCTTAAAGACCTTGATGTTAGCGCCGTCCAAGCCAGCATTGTACGTCACAGTGATCTTCTCACGGGCATACGCATACGGAATCTCGATACCATAGTCGTGGACGAAGTAATCCTTGTTTTCAGTCAACGTGCGAACCGTAGCGCCCACGTTAGCAGCCGTTGACGTCACTGTAGCTACAGAATGAACTGGACTGTTCTTCAAGTACACCACGTACGGGTTACGCATAGCGGGGGCATGATCAATGTACTGATTTCCAGTCAAACCACTACCCAGATAGGAGCCGTAGGGTACGGAAACGTGGACGGTCGGAACGACATGATGCTCAGTGAAGTCGCGCATCGTCACGGGCCTGCCGAGATAAAGCTCAAGGTCGCTTTCGAGTCCGTCTAGGATGAACTCTGCTGCGTCTTCTTGGCGGTTCGACAGGTCGATGTCCATGTAAGTCAGAATGTCATCAACCGTAACAAGGTTTGCCATTCTCAGCCCCTATCAAGAACTATCCGTTAATAAGTTCGTTTTGAACCCAATTATTAACCACTTGAGGTTCTCGGCTCCTATTGTACTGGGTCGCAGTAATACGGCCATCACGGAATGCCTGGGCAAGCTCACGGGTTCGCTGAGCACGCAAATCTCTGATTCTGTCTGGAACACTAGCGACATCAATACTTTGATTTCGCGTAGTAACAGTATCAGCAATAGCCCTGTCAGTAGGATCTTCAATAGACCTTAGCATCTCTCGACGCTGAGCAAATCGACTACCACGATCCACAGCGGCATCTGTTTCGGCAGCATCAGGCCCATCTGCATCAGGAGCAGCGCCCCCACTTCTCTCGCGGTAAGCATCACGAACCTCACGAGCATCCTGCTCAAACGCTTCAACAATCTCTTCGCGAGTAGAAGCCTCGTCCAAACGACGACGACGACGCTCAAGAATCTCACGGCGCTGCTCGGGCGTCAAACGAGAGTATTGGCGCCACAACGGGATAGCCATGATCAAAACCTTTCGGACAGAGAAAAACCTTACAAGTCTATTCTACCATAGACTCAATCAAAAAAACCTACAGCTTCCAACAACACATGCGCCTTCAACCTCAAATCGCTCAAAGGGCCATCGTTACGGACAACAGTATCAGGTTCCAAGTCCAACCACGCGGTCTCCGAAGCATGAACGTCATGCTCATCTTCCTCAAGTGACGGACGGTCAACACGAACCACATAACCACCCGCATCCTTAATAGCGTCATACTCGTTCGGAAAACGCACATCTGGGATCAAAACCAAAGAATCCTCAGGAAGGTCTACAACCCTATCCATAACTAGATCAACCCAAACATCATTACCAAACACAATACGCCCGCCCTCAGTGCCCAAACGCTGAGCAAACTGACGAAACTCCGGGTACTCCTTAGCAGCCTCATAACCATGCTCATCAATAACCGTGACGTAACGAACAAACTCGCCGTCCTCGTAGCCAATGATAGGGTCTACCGCATACATAATTTCACGGATAGCATCAGCGAAAGCGAACACATGTACGTCATCGGCACGGCCCGATGCTCCAGCCACGGCCTCAGCGAACTCGTTCTTACCAGCGCGCTTGCGCCCCATAATGCCTATAAGGGTAGTCATTACTGGCTCAATCGCTGGGCAATAGTTTCAGCCATCGCTGAGGTAAGCAGGGCGACGGCAAGCAAACCACCGAACGCCACACGCACCATATTCCAAAGCGACAGGTCGTATTCGTTGTCCAGGCCGACGTCAACTAGGGCCACAGCAGCGGTTGCCAGGGCCAGACGAAGGACAATCATGAGCAGAACTGCGATACCCGATGCCTTCGGCTGCTCGGATTCTTGGGTAAAACCGCCCATAAGGCGACGCATACGCTCTTCACGATCAAAAGTGTTCATAGTATCCTCCTAAGGAAAAATCGACTAATAACTCATAGTCTATGCCGGGCCTGATGTCGATGTCAAGCCCATTCGGCTAGGCGGGCGCAGCGGCGTATCCAGTCTGCCGTATTTTCAAGCTCCAAATCTACAAGGTCTTCTCCAGCCATAGCCTCTAGATAATCCCAACAAATACCAAACACCAAACGCTTTTCGCCGTCCAACAACGACAACGCCGAGTAAAAATCATCTGAAATCATCGAAGCTTCAATGCCCGCAGCAAGCTGAAGACCCGAAACAACATCACTGCCCGAAACGCAACGATCCACAGCGCGATCCAGCAAAGCAACAACCTCACTACGACGAACAGTCAACGGCAAACACATACACTTATTTTAGCCCACAACCCACAAAGCCACCGGCATAAACCGGTGGCTTGTGAGAGCCCGCTTCCTCACCCCCCGGCCTCTGCAAAGGGCTACAGGAAAGCGGCTCATCACCTCCTCGACTACAAACTAGGCCGTGAAAACCTAATAATTAGCCGAAGAGGGTATTAATCTCTGTCTGACCAGATCGCTGTACTCGGGCGTAAGAAACGCCGGACGAAGAAACAGTAGAAGCATCAAAGGACCACATGGGTAAACCTCCATAGTCAAACGGTATGTACCTATAGGATACACGATAACCAAAGGTTACTGCTAACGATATATGGAATCGTTAACCCATGCGGACCTTTTATCCGCTACCTCACCGGGCAAGCACCCGTGGCACAGTCAGCGTCGTCAAGCTCCATAGCGGTGTTCTCTTCAACATGGTCCGTGCCGAACGGGGTAAGAGCGCCAACCATATCGGCGTATTCTTCCTCGGTCAGCTCACCAAGCGGGGCCTGAGCAAAACCATGGTCCGAGTGAAGCAGGAACGAAACCGACTTCATCTCCTTCCAATGCTGACCCAGGTACTCCATGATGCCCGGAAGCTCTTCCATGCGGTAGTACACGGTGACCGAAACGGCGTTGTCTGCCCAGACACGCTGAAGCTTGCGGACAAGATCCATCTGCTCGATAGCGGTCATGTCTTCAGCCAAGACGGTGCCCTCGGGGAACTCGCACGGGAAGTCGATGATCGAAGTACGTGCGTCCTCAGTGCCATCAAAGTTCAGCACCGGGTAGGTGTCGTAACCGTGGTCGGCGCAGAACTGAACCAGCGGGTGGTCAGCAGCGATACGCATACGCTTGACGAACTTAGAACTGAAGCCCGGGTGAACGCCAGGAGTAACGCCAGGAAGCAGGCTGAGAGTGCCCGAAGGCTTGACGGTGGTCAGGCGAACCGACTCGGGCCAGCCACGCTCAGCAGACCACTCTTCGTCCATCTTACGAAGCGAAACGTAAGCCTCGTCCAGCCAGTCGATCTTGTCGAGAGCCTGAGCCACGCCAGTCACACCAAGACCAAGACGCATATTCTGACTGGTAATGACATCCGACTGGTGATCAATGTACGGCATAGCAGCGATAGCCTTCTGCACCTTAAACAGCAGCGACGAAACCTCAATCAGTTCATCGACCGATTCGATGCGAGGCAGGAAAATCTCGCACAGGTTGCACGACTCACGGTGAGCCAGCGGAATCTCGGCGCACGGGTTAACGCCAACGACCGAATCGTCACGACGGATCTCGCCCATACGTCCGAACTCGCGAGAGTTCTCAAGGTTAAAGAAACCATAAGGCTCGCCGTTGCCCTTGTAGCCAGACCAGATGTTGGCCTCAGGGTCGAGAGCAAGACGCGCCATCTGCTCGTTCGACACGAACACCGAGTTGTTGGACATGGCACGGTAGTTTGGAACGTTACCAAGGTCCCAACGCTTAGCCATCATGTACGACTCGTCCTCAACGTCACCCAGAGCGATCTCAGCCGAACGGCGGACGTTACCGGCCACCACGATAGAACCGATGATGTTAAGGATGTCTAGAACCTCAACTGAGGTGAGGTGACGGCCAGCAGCGCCAGACATCACGTCAGCGATCTGAAGAGCACCCTGAATCAGAATATCCGGGCCAGAAGCGGTGCCGCCGAAGCCGTGGATCGGCTCTCCATACGGACGGACAAGATGCGTGGCAAAGGTCAGAGAGTCCTTGACCTCAGGGCCACCAACGAACGTCTTAACAACACGCTCAATAAGCTCGGCCCAGCCTTCACGGGTATCAGGGACAATGAAGTCAGCGTCGTTCACATCTGCGTGAGTGACTGTGGCATGTCGCACAGTACCGAGACGCTCCGGCTGGTTGCAGGAGAAGCCAACGCCGCCGCCAAGCATAAGACGGTCAATTGCCCACGAGAAATCTTCAGGGCACTGGACATCAACGAACCAGCAGTTCACCAGCGAGTCGCCACCGATGCGCGTGTTGTTATCGGTGCCAAGCTGCCACAGCATACGGCCAGCAACACTCCCCTTGAGATAGAAAAGCTTGTCGTAAAGAACCTCTGCTTCTTCCTGGGTAAGGCCAGCGCCGATAGCCTGAGCGCCGTTTACAACACGCTGAATCGTCTCGTGCCATTCCTCGGTGCGTTCACCTTCAGCAACCGGGCGGGCATACGTGCGCTTGTACACGATGTAACCAAGACCGTTGAAACCCCAACCGGGGTCTTTGTCAGCGTAAGCCTCTGCGAAGTTGTCAGAGATTGCAAACTCCATAATAAATATCCTCTCGTGAATGTCTTTGTAGATAGAAAAGAGATGAGCCGCCGCTCCTCCTCAAGGGGGCTCGACTCATCTCAGGGGGTAAGTGTATCTTAGCAAAGAACGAATGCCAACTGCAAGCGCGTATCTTGAAAGGAATCCACAATGTTGTGGAAAAGTAAAAGCCCGCCCCCGAAGGGGCGGGCCTTGACCAGAACTAGCTGAAGAGAATCACTCAGCGTCAGAAACCTCAGCTTCTGAAGCATCCGCCTTCTTCTTCGACGCCTTCTTCGCCTTCGGCGCCTCGTCCTCGTCAGCCTTCTTTGCGGGCTTCGGAGCCGGAGCAGCCTTAGGCGCTTCAGTCAACCACACAGCACGATCCTGAGCAGGAAGACGCTTCAGGCCAGCCTCGCCGCCCTTGGCGACGATCGTTTCGGCATCAGCAGCAACCACCTCAAGAACCGGGCCGCCCTCGTTCATAGAGAACTTGGAGCCGACCTTGAGGTCCTTAATTGCAATACGCATAAAAATCCCTTTCAGGAAGCTTGTACTAACTAAATATATTCTACCACAGGCACCTGTGAAGCGGGTTCTTGTCATAATTAGCCTGACCCGCACGGTACGGCAAGAAGCCGCCCATCCTAAGCGCAGCCCACATGGCGCCACGCTTAAACCAGCCCTTTCGGCCATCTACCGACTTCATCACCTGATAGAATGCCGCATCGGCCTGACGGCGTGAAAAGCTGTTAGTTCCAGCATACATGTAGTCGTGGAAGTAGGCAGCGATCCGCTGCGACCCAACACCACCACGCTGCCACCAACGAGCAAAGAACGGAATTGACGCAAAGTCAGTCAAGAACCCCTCAGGAACCTCAACGTGGAAATCTGTACCGTCCCAGGTGAACACACCTTTAGCAGGACTTTCTAGCACCCACGTTTCCCACTCGGCAGAAGTCAGATTAGTAGAATCTTCACCGGCAGCAATCTTTAGTTCAGCCAGCGGTGATAGGCGCACAGGAGTGGACACCAAACGGAAACTAGATTTAGTCATTAAACACACTCGCAATCTTTTCTGCCAGTACAAAGTTGCCGCCTAGAAGACACAA